ACCTGCAGCAACTATAGGAAAACCGTATTTATTTATTAAATCAGCAACACTACTTACATCCATAACCATAATCCTTGACTCATAAGAACTATACCTGCACCTGCTACTCCAAAACTTGCCCAAAACAATAATATATTAACTGCTAAAATACTTGCTGATAATAACACTATTGATAATTGATAAGCAGTAGAAGCATAACCAATCCAAGGACTTTGCTTCTTTGCTAAATCACGCTCGGCTTCTATCTGATGTGCTTTTAACATTAATTCTTTTTTGCCTTCACCAGTTGTTGGTTCACTCTCATACCTGTCAACACGTGCTTTAAGTTCTTCAGCACGTTTTGAATCGTTAGCACGGATAGCTTCATCCATAGCGTATTCTGCCATAGTCTGTTTCATGCTTTTAGCTTGATAAAATGACCAGATATCATTAGCTTTAATAGTGTTATTAAGAATAGTACTTGATAATCCACCACCATACCAAGCGTTAAAAGCTAATAAAGCAGCAAAAATATTAATTACAAGTCCTGCTCTATTTTTTATTTTTGTTTCTTTTTCACTTCTACTAGGAGTTTGATTTCCTTTAGGTTCTTTAGTAACCATTTTTAAAGCAGAATCAACCATACTCATATTATTTAGATCCTTTTTCTAATTGTTTTTGTAAATACTCAAAATCTTTTCTTAAAAGTTCGACGTCTGTAGTATTACGCCCAGGCTGTTTAGTATAAGATATAAACCTTTCTTCTAATATTTTTAAAGAATGTTCTAGATCAGTAATTCTATTTTGTGTTGTAAATACATACCAAGAAGATATAATAACAAAAGTTACTACAGAGACTAATAATTTAAGAGGTATGGTTATTTCTGTTTTTTCATCAAGGGTCATTTTATATTTTTACCAAAACTTTAATTTTTTAAAAGCCCTAGTTACAACATTTCCTGCTTCGGCAGTTTGTCTAGCAGCTTCTTCAGCAGCCCTTTGAGCAGCAGCGGCTTGTTCTCTTGAAAAATTTTCAGCTTCAGCAGTAATACGATCAGCTTCATACTTTGCAGCAGCAGCTTGTTCTTTAGCAATTCTATCTGCTTCTTCTGCGGCACGTTGAGTAGCTTTGGCTGCTGCCTTTGCATCTTCTTCCACTTTTTTAGTATCAACGCTAACAGATAGATCAACTTCAGCACCAACTAATACAGCTACTTCACCACTCACACCAACAGTAGCAACACCGTCTTTAACCGTAGCTTCGCCACCAGCACCAATACCAACTTGTTCACCGACACTAACACCTGCACCTGCAGTAGTGCTGACACCACTTACTACCACGGTGCCACTACCATCTACGCCAGCAGCATTTCCAGCAAATAATTCACCCTCTGCTTTAACACCTTCATCACCTAGACGGGCACTTGCTTCTGCGTTTACCCCACTCTTTACATAAGCAGTTCCATCTACGCTAGCTGATACTGGCCCAGCATGAGCTTCAGCAGTAGTATCCACACGAACTTCAGTTACATCTTTTACGCCAACTTCTACGTATGCATTATTACTGTCTATCCCAGCAGTAGCATTTACGCTCTGTTCGATCGAAGCTTTTACCGTAATTGATCCGCTAGCACCTAGATTCTCATTACCTGTAGATCCTTCTACACTAACACTTGCTTCTGTTTTTTGAGAATATTCTGCGCTAGCGCTTTTCTTGTTTGCACCGGCACTAGCTTTTTGTTCTACATCAGCTTTTGCCTTATAGCTTCCATCTTTTCCTACTGCATCTTTTTTAGTTGCAGAAACTTTTGTTTTAGTACCATTTTTTTTAACTACCATTTTAACCTTCTTTCTTTATTTATTTAGTCTCTTCTAGCATCGTTTTTACCATCTGCACGAGCAATGCGATCAATATCTGGTTTAATACCTAAAGAATTAGACATTAACACATCAATTCTTATAATATCATGATTCATTGTTTTAACTCTATTATCAAGAGCCATAATTATACCCTTCATACCATTAACACTACTAGCAACACCTGCTAAAATAAATTTTAAAGTTAAAAATACGAAATATCCACCAGCTAAAGAAGACGCAATAGGAAATCCAACTTCAGCAACTAATTTAAAAAATTCCACTGGTATAGGTCTCTCTTTTTTTATCTATATACTCTAATTATAGTATCATATAACACAAAAAAAGACCACCAGTAAAATCTTTAAAAATTTTACTGGTGGTCATTGTGTTTTTATTTTAAAGGTTTACTTTCTTCTTTTTTTACTGCTTTTTCGTAGTAAATTATAATCTTATCTTGTTGAATTATATACCTTCTTAACTCTGCTATGTTTAAAGACATTTTTTCATAATCTTTAACACTTATTGAGTAAAAAACTATATCATTATTTTCTTTTTCAAAAACTTTTAAAAAATCATTTAAATTATCTTTTGTAACTACATAAAATTTTATATTAGATAAAGAAACAGGTTTAGGTCTAGCTTGTGTAGGTATATCGGCTTTTATTATTTCTGTTTGCACAACAATTTTTTCTTGTGAGGCACAAGCAGATAGTAAAATAATACTACTTAGTAGAAGTATCTTTTTCGATATCTTCAAATAATTTTTTAGTTGCATCATTAATTCTCTTTTCTATAGCAGAAGGATTTTGTTTACTAAGCTGAGTAAGATTATGATTATTTAATTTTTTTCTCAAATCGTCTGTATAAGATTCAGCTTCTTGTAAATCTTTTTGTAAATTATTATTTAACTCAGTAAACTTTTTAGTATCTTCTTGCATTGTATTAATAGTTTTTTGATTTGTTTCGTTAGCTACTTCTAACTTAGCATTATTTTCCATCAAAAGCTTTAACCTATTTTGGCTATCTTTATAATACCAAGCAAAAATTCCCACTAAAACAGCTACACCTATTAATAGATATTTTGTCATTTTAATTATCCTAATAGTTTTTCTAAAGTTTTTGGTCCTGCAATACCATCAGCAGTTAATCCGTTTGCTTCTTGCCAAGCTTTAAGGGCTTTCTCAGTTCCTCCACCGAAAGAACCGTCAGCTCCAATACTTAAAGCTTCTTGTAAAGCTACTACAGTTGGGCCTTTTGAACCTTTTTTTATTATTTGATTAATATTAATTGCTTCATCGTCAGACTCTTCTTCTTCAACATCAGAGTCGTCTGATTCTTCATATTCTGTTCCTAAAACCTCTAAGATATGAGCGTAGTGTTTTTTTCTATCTTCTAATCCGATAGTACCACCGTTAACTAATTTAGTCATTTTTACTATATCATTATCTTCAGCTGCTGCATTAATCTTTCTTGAATTCCAATACCAAGCAGCTGACATTATAGCCCCTTCTATTGTTTCTAAGTAAGCAACTACTTCATCTAGAGACATGCCCATGTCTTTAGCAAATCTTGAATAATTATCATGGCCTGTTAATTGGATAACACCTCTTCCACAATACTTCCAACCATCTCCTGAATTTTCATCACCATTACCCATTCTATTAGCATAAACACGATTAGCTATTTTCTCTGGTTGACGAGCGTAGTCGTCTGGATCTACGTCTTTAAAATATTTTGGAAATATTCTTTTTAAACCGTCAGCACTATAGTTTAAATTTTCACGCAAAACTTTAAAGTTATTTGATTCGTGAGCACACTGAGCTAAGAAACCAGCTACCCTTCTCTCAGTTATAATATCATACTTAGGAAGAGCTTTGCATAAAGCATTATGGTACTCTTCTATATGTTTATTACCTGTTAGAATATCTTCTAACTTTTCAACAGAAAATTCAAAATTAAAATCAGACATAAAAAAACTCCTTTATGTAATAATAATAGCATTATTACATAAAAGAGTCAATTTTTTTTATTTGAATCTAGTTACTTACTCTTCTTTATGTAAGTATTTTTTTTCAATTTTTTTTATTATATCCCATTGAAGGTTGTTCAGTTGAAAATAATTTTTTTGATGGTTTAAACAACCAGCTATAAAATCATAATCAGGTTTAGATAACTCTATACCTATATATTTTTCTAAATAATTATGAGGTAATTTTTTCTTGCGTTTAACGGTCATTAAGTTTATAATAAGATAATATCCTACTTTTAAGTTCTGGTATAAATATAATAGCTTTTTGTTCAAATATAAGAGGATCTTCTTCTCCATCAACGGCTACAATAATTACTATTTTTTGTATACTTGTACCAAATAGCTCATTATGAGCATATGCATAACCAGAAGCTTGGAGAAAATAATCTTTAATATCTTTACCTTTTTTAATTTTTTTAGAAGTTTTAAAATCTATAATTGAAGGAATATTATTCCATAAACCAATCATATCTACTCTACCAGCAAATTTAAGAGTAGGACTCCAAACAGGTATTTCTTGTGCCCAGACTTCTGTTACATTTCTAGAAGTTCCATTGATTAATGCTTTAGCAGGAAGTCGAACATTAGTAGGCTCACGTGCAAGATCACCGAGTATATCTTCTCCATTCCAATATTTCTCTAAATACTCATGAACAGTAGTACCCCTATCGGTAGCTTCTTTAGAAACCCTTGCTGCTTCTTCTTCTCCTACTTTATCTTTCCATTTTTGTAACCAAATTTGGCTTGAAGAAGTCTTACCAAGTAATGTTGTTATGCTTGGATAAGCTCCGTCTGGAGTAAAATAAGTTCTACCAGTTGTTAATGTTTCAGTTGTAACTGATGTTGTTATGTTATAATCAATCATTAAAAATACACTAAGGGGGCTTATTAGGCCCCCTTAACTTTCATATGCGTTTTTTATTACTTAATAGGAATTAACTTTGGCTTCTTCTCTTCTGGAAGAATACGCTCAAGAGCCACAGTTAGCATACCATTGGCATACTCAGCACTAGTAACAACTACGTTATCAGCTAAAGTAAACTTTCTAGTGAACTTCTTGAAGGAAATACCTCTATGTAAAACATTATTGGTATCAATACCTTCATAGGTAGATCTTACTGTTAAGACTCCCTCCGCAACTTCTACTTCTAAGTCTTTCTTAGATAGACCAGCTACTGCTAGATCAATGAAATACTTTTCTTCTTCCTTACGAATATTGTAAGGAGGGAACCCACTAGATTGTACCTGATGCTCTGCATAGGTTTTTAGTTGATCAAAAAGTCTATCAAATCCTACAGCATAAGGTGTTACCCTATTGATGTCTAAAAGACTTGGAAGATACGCGTGTGCGCTATTTAAATTTACCATATCATTTTCTCCTTTAATAAGCAAGATTGCTATGAACTCCCTTTAGGCAAGTTCAATATATATTTTATATAATTTCTATTATTATGGCAAGAAAAATTTATTTATTTTTGGATAGCAGGTGACCAATGCGTAGTTCTGCCATCATCTAAACGAATTTTTTCAACAGGATTACCGTATGGGTCAGTTTTTTGTGAATAAACCATAACCCCAATACGAGCTTTCATCATATCAGTTGCTTTAGAGGGAAAAGCAACATAGGACCCTTGACTGTTGTATAAATCAGAGTAGTTTCTAATAGTTGCACCTCCTGATTCAAGCGAATTTTTAAGGACAGTTTTAACTGAGCTATAAAGTCTAACAAGCTCTTCTTGAGTGCAGCTACCCACTTTTCTATGTGGGGCAATTGCAGACAAAAACAAAGCTTCGGATTTGTAAATATTTCCCACACCTGATACATACTTTTGCTCCATTAAAAATTTAACTAAAGAATGATTTTTTGCTTTTTCACAAATTTTAAGCCAAGTAAGCTCATCACAAGGATCGTTTAACATATCTGGACCAATCTCAGATAGTTTTTTATTTAGATATGACGTAGCTTTAGGACCGGAAAAAAACTTTAAAGTTCCAAAATTACGCATATCCGAATAGTATACCGATGTATTATCAGTAAAATCCCATCGCATTCTTGCATAGTTATTATCTTGTACTTTATAAGTACCAGTCATACCTAAAGTACTAAAGATAACGCCTGAGGTAGTTATCCAATAGATAAACTTACCTTTATTAGATACTCCTAATACAGTTTGTGGTTCTTCATTTACAGTATGGTCTAGATACTCAGAAAACCCATCAGGCTCTTTTTTAAGATACCTACCCGATAGAATCTCTATGTTTTCTATTGTTTTGTGTTGAATTACTGAGTTCAATTGCCGTGCTACAATTGTGCACTCTGGGCCTTCCGGCATGGTAGTATCTTTCTTCTGCTAGTTTGCGAACGACGTATTGATCCCAAGATTCATTAGAGAACCTATCAAATATCAGATGTGTCGGAGGAGTTTCTACGTTTTGCACTTTCAACCAAGTTAAGAATAGTGAAGATTTCTTCTTGCTTTTCTTCTAGCTCTTCACGCTTGCGCTTATATAGAGCTGTTGCAGCTGCACGAATTGCGCTAGGCTTAAAGCCAAAACTATCCTTAATTTCCTTTACAAGTTCGTTATTCATGTCTCTAAAAGCTTCAATCTGAAGTAGATTGTCTGTAATCTTAGTAAAAAGATCCATAAGCTCTTGCTTATCAATCATTGCTGGATTGATTTGCACTACTTCTTTTTTCTCTTTTGTCATTTAATTCCTCATTAGTAATTAGTTTAAAACGATTTCTTTTATGGTCTGGGCTTTCTTTTAAGAAACCATAATTAGATAGATTATCACATATTGTAGACAAGGTGTCAACAGTATTGTCATGCCCAAAAGGTTTATCGGTAGCAACTGCAATGGCTTTGACTGCTAGCCAAATATTAAAAATACCAATTTTTGTAGTTCCTTTTGCAATACCATTTTCTCTAGGAGAAGTAAGATACCAACGGTCACTAGAAGTAATAGATTGTTGATAATCATCTTCTTCTATAATATCAATAGGTATGTTACTAAGTATTTCATAAACTTCTTTTTCTAATTTATCCATATGTTTCTCCATAAAAAATGAGGGCACAAAGCCCCCACTTAATTGCTAGTCAGTATGTACCCAATCTTGTGCAGATGGTGAAGATAGTGCACCGCTTACCCAAGCTAACTCCTGTTTAATTTCATTAAACATACTCACGTTATCTCCCCCTTTTCGAAGCACACTTCGAGCAAATTCAAGAAAAGCATGATAAGGATTTGCACTCACGTTATCATCCTCTTGCGGAACTCCGTTCCCAAGATGTTTATGAGAAGGATGAGCGTACAGCCAAGATCCTGTATAATTACGCGTAGTCATAGATTCAATAAGCTGAATCTTTTTTTCTAGTGGTTCATTTGAGAGAACTACACGAGAGCACTCACGAAAGAAGTTAATGTAAGGATTTTTATTCTTCCAACGAATCATCATTTATTTATCACCAAAGCTAGAATAGCACACATTTTTATGTTGTGCAAATGTAAATTTCATTTAGTTACTGCAATATATTTCGTTATGTGCATTAGTCATAAGTTGAAATAAGCTCAACCCTACGAACACGATCATTTCCCCAAACTTGAATCTTATCATAAAAACGATAAGATTCAAGATTATCAAGATATGTATTGATTGAAGTCGCTGCACGGTTGTAATATGCAGTTTGTGGAACGCTCCAAACCCTAGATGAAATACCTTCCATCCAGTCAATAGCTAGACGAGCGTTCCAACGTACAATATTTGGACACTCACGAATATAATCGGCAGTATCCCAATGAGAAAAACCTAGAGTTTTATGTTCTTGCTTCTTTTTAGCCATCTTAATGATCCTTTACAATACAAACGCCAGAAGACCCATAAGTAGGAATCCAGCTACCACGAGCTTCAATACACTTATTCATAGACTCATTATACTTATCAGTGCTATAAATATGACCATATAATATAGCTCCACACGCTATAGCAATAAATGTTACAAAAGTAATACAACCTACAATAAAAGTTTTATCCATACTATCCATTTGATACATCCTTTAACCTAGTTTGAAATTCACGATAAATGTCTGTGATATATTTTGCTGCAATAAACTCACCACTCTGAGCTTTAACGTCTTCATACTCTTCTAACAGTTCTATTGCGACAATATTATCTTGACGCTTAAGCTCAATTAGGTATTCTTTTGCTGTTAGATAGATTCCCATTACATTTCCTTTATAGGGCTAGAGGCATACCAGACTTGATAGCATCTACTTTCTTTCTATTTAGTTCTTCAATAGCATTGACTCGTTCTGCTGAGAATTTAAGTTCAATAGCTGAAGAAGGTAGTTCAATTCTTTCGTCTTTGTTATTTATAAAAAAACGAATTTCAGTCCCTTCAATAATTCCATCTTCTAAAATTCCTTTTAAACAACGCCAGAAGCTAGAACCTACGGGACGATAATATACTTTATAAGATACAAGTTTTGCCATAATTATCCTCCATTCTTTTATTATACTAAACTTTACACAGTTTGCCAACAAAAAATTAGCAAACAACGGTTTATTGTTATATTTTAATTGACTGAGGTTTATATCTATGTTACTATTATTTATGAAAAGTTTGATAGAGATATCAGTATCAAAAGATCATTTTCAAGATAGCATAACAGCTTATGCTGCTGAGGGCTTTGAATATATATCTGATAAACCTACTGAGGATAGAAATATGCTTCTTGTTCTATTTAGAGGAGATATTCATAAACTATCTCAATACTCAAATCAAAATAACAAATCATATCTAGAATTTGATGACGGATCTCGATCTCCTTTATATATTAAACGAAATCGAGACTTTTGGGAAGATTAATGGCACAGTTTAAACTATGGGCGGTTTATATTCCGCAACTTGAACATTGGACTCGTGAGACTGGCGCACGTATGGAAGCGGAAGTTGATAACGAAGAACATGACTTAGAAGTAGAATATTTTGATAACAATGATCCTAGAGTAGAACTTTATGGATGGAATAATTTTCCTATTTTTATCGCAGTAAAATACGATCAACCATTTCAAACTATGATTGGTAAACAAAATTGGGAAACTTATGATAATTGGATTAAAGGGTTAAATTGGAAAATAGATCAATAGCGTTTATTCCCCATAAACGTAGACTTAAAAAACATCGTATAGATTATTTAAAAGCTATTAATAATGCTTTAGACTATCCTTATCAATCAGAGGATGGCAGAGATCTATCTCCTATTCAACAAGCTCTTCATAATAAGTGTGCAGAACTTTCTGGTATTCCTTATTGGACATTTACTGATTGTTGTACAGACGCGCTTCAAATATCAATTCATTGTTTAACCAATCCCGGAGATACTATTATAGTTCCAGCTTATGGTTGGAGAGCTTTTGCTAATGCTGTAGTATTTATGAATAGAAATATTCAATTTGTTGATATAGATGACACAGGTAATATATGTATACAATCATTAGATACATTATGTAAAACCATGGAAAAACCTGCATCAGCTGTAATAGTAGTTCATAATTTTGGAACAATAGTAGATTGTAACAAAGTAGTTAAAGTATTAAATAATAATAACTGG